TATTTGTGATAGTCGAAGATTTTGTTTAGATTCACGCTTCTCTGCTATACGTGAAGAAACAATATTTGCAATATTTTTTGAGAATGTTTCTAGGTCTTCTTCAGATGGCGATTGATAATCCTCAAAGACTTTGTAGATATCATCTACCAATGTCTTTATTGTTTTCTTTTTAGCCATAATAAATACCTAATACTCTTTATAAAAAAATAAGGAGAGGGTAGGCAAAAGGAGCATCAAAATCCTACCCTCTCCTGTCGTGTATGACTGCTATATTTTAACCAGCCGCAGTCATGGGAACGTCATCGAATGGAATATCATCTAAATCTTCTCCACCAATAACGTCAAAATCTTCACTATCACCATAAGGTACATGGTTTATAACTTGTACTGCTTTAAGATCAGCTTTAACACCTGACTTACCGTTGTACTCCCAATCTCTAGCAGAATACTTTACTGCTACTTCAGAACCATTACCGATAAGAGATGTAAATGGGCGTTTCATGCCATCCACAACCTTTGGTGGTTCAAACGTAGAGCCATCACGCTTGTTAACTTTTTGTTTAATGCTGATGAAGTCACCTTTTTCATCACCTTTATTTTTAATTTGATCACCAAGACCATCAGCTTTCAAAATCTTTTTAGCTTTAGCTGATAGGTTGCCTACATCAATAGTCCAGGTAGGCTCATAGGTGGTGTTAGGTTGGGTTACCGATGCCCAAAATGCGGTTCCTTGAATAATGCTCACTGTATTAAATCCTTTCTAAATTAAACTGCGTTAAGTTGTGGTTCACTGACAAGACGATAACGAGTGTACGTTGATCCTGCAGGTGTATGTGCTGTAACAGTATCAATTCCATAACCTTTTTTACGAAGGTCTGCGATTGTTGCTGTTAAATTTTCTGACAGGTTACGTTCAATTGCAGTCTTACGAGTTACACGATAACGCTTACGCATTGCCGATAGAACTTTATGTTCGCTGGTCAATTGCTTTTTCATATTTGTTTAGTCCTTTCACATAGTGAGAGTTTCATCTGATGTTTTATAGTATCGTTGATTGCGTTCAGTATGTCAATACATTTTTTTCCTTTTCTGTTATTATGATAGTGATAATCTGTAAGTTCACTTTGTTTACTTACAGAGTTATCACCTATCAGTTAGTGTGTCGATGCCCAATCTACCCCCATCTTAAAGTCGCTATCCAAAGGACAACGTAGATTGAGATTAGATTCGACAGTTTTGATAGCTTGCTTTGTATATGCTGCAAACTTATCTGCGTCATTCTTGTGAACATCAAATTGATATTCATCGTGAATAGATGCAACAAGTAGTGCGTCTATTTTATTTTGATGTACAAGTTTCATAATTTCTATAAGCCAATACTTACAGACTATCGCACCCATACCTTGTAATAATAAGTTAAGCGCGGCATGTTCTGATCTTACATTAAGTAAGCGATTATCTACGGCTCTAACGTAACCTGACTTTGCGGTACGTTTAACACTATCAATAAGATTTTTAAGTTTGGGTGATTTCTTAAAGTACATCTCCAACATTTGTTGACCTTCTTCTTTACCACCACCAATAATCTTTCCCATCTTAGCTGGACCCGCGCCATAAATTAAAGCATAAATAAAAGTTTTTGCAGCATCTCGTGTAGGTAATCCCGCCATCTTTTGATTTACTGTATGTATGTCTCCATTTAAAATCTCTTTAGTGAAGGCATCATCATCCATGTAATGAGCAAGGCATCTTAGCTCTAGTCCTGATGCGTCAGAGCCTACAAGGATACGTTCTTCAGATCGACGTTGGAATAACTCACGGCATTCTTTTCCATAAGGGCTATAAGATGCAGGAGTTTGTGCAACATTTGGAGAGTTGTGTGTCATACGATTTGTATTCGCACCTAGAGTATTAACCTCTCCATGTATGCAGCCTGTGTCATGGTTAAATGCATCTATCCAATTGTTTACTTGAGCGATACGTTTCTGTAATAAAAGAAACTTATAAATAAGTTGTGCTTCAGGTAGGTTAACATTCTCTAGTACAACTTCATCTACAATGATATTACCTTTTTCAGTAAACTTATTAGGTTTCCAACCTTTAAATTGTAGCTGCTTTGCTATCTGTTTACGGCTACCTAAATTAAATTCAGGAAAATCTACTAATGAAAATGTACCTGCAACATAAGCTGCATGATCGCCAAGCTTGGACAACCCAACATGAGACATCACCCCGTCTTTCTTTATACGAGGTGTAACCTCTTTTAGAAAAACAGGTAATGGCTTCATAGTCTTATGAACCTCATACTCAACAGATCGTTTCTCTGATTCAAGAGAGGCTACAAGCATATTAGCTTTTGGATAATCGAAACTAAACCCGTTTCCTTTTTGTTGGTTTACAAGATACCTAATGGTATGCTCCATGCGAATGGCTTCAGGTGAATGTTTACTCATACGTTTAGTTAAATAGATATATACTTTATGGCAGAGATTTACATCCTGTATGCAATAGTTCAACATCTCTTTTGTGAAGTGCTTGAACTCATGGAAATCTATCTTAGGATAGTTAGCTCTTACACCCCACGATCCAAGCGAGTGTCCATTTTCTCTGTCAGGTTTATCCATACGCGAGAGTAGTAAGGTATCTGTGACTTTACTGATGGGTATGGACGTAGCCATAAGCTTATTAAGTATAGGTGCATCGAAAGATAAAAAATTATGCCCAATCCAATGGCTAACACCATTAGCAAAAGTATTAAAAGTATGTAAATTATCTCCATGAAATTCATATATCCTATTTGTTTTAATATCTTTGCATACTATGCAATGAATTTTAGTTGCATTCAGATCGTCAGTTTCAATGTCACAGATTACTTGCATAAGTAACTCCTAGTTTTGGGCTGGCTCTTCTCCATATAACGAAGCGTATTCGTTAGCGTAGTCAAAGTCAATATCAATCTCAGGATCAATCTCAGTTAGCCTACCAGTTTGTTTATCAAACTGTAGTGAACAAGCAATGCCGTTGTCTCCAGCGTACCTATTCTTTAGAACACGTACCTTAGTTGTGTTCGCTTCAATAGGATCATCAGCTTGCTGATTACGTTCAAGAGCAATAACCGAATCTGATAGTTGTGCTATAGCTTGTGATCCACGTAAATGTCCCAACGATATTTCTTTACCATCTTCAGCGCCTTTATCAGAAGAAGTGCGGCGTAGGTGTGAGACAAGAAGTAATGCACAGTTAGTTTCTTCAACCAATGAGCGTAACTTAGTCATTAGTAAATCAATACTCCTACGTTCATCACCCTCTTCTTGTCCACTGACAAGGATTGACAAGTGATCAAGAAAAATGAAACGGCAATCCATTGCTCGTATCATGTACCGTACACGCTGTAGAATTTCTTCATTACTGATCGAACCAAAATGATCAAAGGCAAAGAACCTTCTCGTGCCTACTGTAAGTTGTTGATACTCCCGCAACTTTTCTTGATCATAGCCTTCACGTACCTCTTTAAGATATAGTCGATCATTTGCAGGAACTGACATAAGATGAAAGCAAGTTTGCTTTATGTTTTCTTCAAGAGCTAGAACACCTATGTTGCTATCGGTTGTAGATAATACATGATACATCAGTTCGCGGAGAATACTAGATTTACCAGTGCCTGTACCAGCAGTAAAGGTTACTAACTCACCTGTTCTAATGCCATATAGTTTATCATTTAGTCCTTCCCAAGGATACAGACAAGTCTCTTGATCACCATCATCGAACAGGTCATCACCTAAATCAGCTAGATTAATGATACCCGCTGGTGTATAAACTTCTGAAGACCACCAACGTCTATTGTACTCTTCAAACTTACCAGCTTTGAGGTATTCATTTGCATCTTTTAATCCATCAGATGCATCCATCTTCATAATCTTAACCTTCTTAGGTTCAAACAAAGATGCAATCTCTCGCGCTGCCTTTTGTCCTTGTTGATCATCGTCAAAAGATAAAACAATATTGTCGTAACTATCCAGGTATTCTAGATGTTGCTTAACATCTCGTGCTGCACCTGCTGCACCTGTCTTAACTGACACCACAGGAAACTTTGAACCTAACAGTTCATATGCTGCCATAGCATCGCATTCCCCTTCTGTGATAGTAATAAACTTACCGCCTTTAGGAAAGAGTTGCTGACCAAACAAACCACAACCTTTAATATTCCCCGTACTATACATGTCTTTTGATTCAACATCACGTATCTTCATAGCTACAGGTACACCATCTGAATCGTGATACTTATAGCCGTGAGCTATTACATCAGAACCATAAACTTCTGATACAGTCCCATACTTCTTAGCTGTTTCAAGTTTAATCTTACGATCTGTAAGAGCATTGAACTCCCAATCGTAATTAGTTTTTTTGTTATATTGTTGCATAGAATAATCCTTTATGTCTGATCCATCGGGTGGAGTATATGTATTACACGAAAAACAATAGTGATGTCCATCACTAAATAAAACATTAGCATCTGATGAAGGACAATGTGGACATGGCCCTTTGGACACCGCCGTACTATCGACAGTATCTAAATACGAATCGTAGGATTGCATTACTTGTCCTTTCTAAAAGAAAGTGTAGCGCATAGTTTTTTATTGTCTATAACTTTAATTCTAGGTAGGTGGGTTTTATCTGATACAGATACAACAGTTGCGAATCCTAAAGAATGAAATAAGGAATCGTAACTATCAATCGTGCTTGATATATCATCTTCAGACAAATTAGATTCATGTATTTTTTTACCTTGAATAAGTTGATACATTTAATTTTCTCCATCTAATTGAATATCTATAGATTTTATTTTATTAAATATATTATTAGTTAGTTCTGTTTTACGTGCAGCTTTAATTGATTTATTAATATATTCTTCTTCGTTATCTATTCTCATTACGTCTTTAATAATATAAGTACGGGCTGTA